AACTCTACACCTCGCCGATTGCACCCACCGTCGCCGTCTACCACCACCTCCATCACGCCCTCCAGTCGGAGACCACTGGTTCCGACTCGGGGCTCGTCATCGGGGGTGGCCGAATCGCAGCTTACACAACTGTCGGACTCGTTATTACTCTCGACCCCAGCTAGGGTTGGAGTCCCTGACACCAGAACCCAACTTCGTGACACAATTGTGCGCACGGTGAGTGATAATTTTGGAGTTACAATAAACTTGCAAGATGATCTCTCCAGCCGGACACTCAATTCAACAGCGAGGGGGTTGCAGCCACTCAATGATGAGACCATTGGGTTGCTGCTTGCCAGGCGGCATACTCACCCACCTCCAGATGATCGGAAGGTAAGACAAGCCAGGTTGCTACAGCAATTTGAGCCTCGCTTGTTGTTTATCACCGATATCGAGTTGGCTGCGTCAATGCGCGCACTGGCGGCATATAATTCGGAGCTGTACGCTGCAGTTTCCGGACGCATTAAACTGCTGGGCCTGTTGGTCCGTCATCCAGTCTTCAATCCCTTTGAGCAAGCTTCGAGAAATCAAGCTGAGTTTGAACGTTTTCAGGAGACCATGGTGATCCCGCCGCCGGCAGTCGGGTTTCAGCAACTGAATCCAATCTCCGATGCTCCATCAAGTGCTGGCAGATTGGGCGCCTTTCTGGATGCGTGCCGTGAACAGCGACCGGACATGCCGGGGTGGGAGATTGCTACCGCATTGGAGGTTGAGGGTTGGAGATTTCAGCCCCCAAGTGAAGGTGAGGAAGTTGATTCCATTCCAGCTGCCTCCACATCTCGCCCTTCAGCCTCCACTGACTCGCGGGGTGTCGAGGAGAGCCGGCTCACGTGGCCGTCCGGTGAGAACATGGTGGTTAATGGTCTGCCACCCCTTGGGTTTGGAGCAATGCTCGCCCATGCGCGTCTACTGTGCGACGCCGCCGTAATTGCTGGTGATGATCTTCAACATCCCCAGTATCTTGAGTACGTCAATAGCTTTGCGACACATGTCGAGGCTGTTAACTGGGGCTTCGGCCGTCCAGAGGCAACGCTCGAGTCGGCACAACAGATGCTTGACGATTCCCAACACTTGACGGGAATTGTTTTAAACTACTACGGCCAGGAAGTAGTTGACGCCCTAAGAAGGTTATTCAGTGAATCGGAATCCATTGGAGTATACTTGGGTGCCGCAGAACGTCTCAGTGGGGGTGAGACGCTGCGTGGCGTATCCCTCGACTCGGTCGTCGAGGAGGAAACAGCTGAGGGTGATCTGGAGGACATCCCCGAGGCAGACACAACAGGAAACATAGAAATGGACGAAAGTTCGCCCCAGGGGCACTAAGCCAACCTCTTGAGCTTCCCGAGCAGTATATATGGAGGGCTGGTTCTGACGGTCAGCAGTCAGTAAGCAGTCTTTCGAGTGGGGGATCGAGAAGCTCAAGGGCGCGGCGACTTCGACGACAGCGTCGTCGGGATAGTTTCAGGTTGGAAGCATTACCATCACATGCCGAGGCGGCGTATGTGGGTCCCGGTCAGGGCAGTAGACCTAACCGGGGGCCATTTGCGCCGCCCGACAGCAATGCGGAGGGAATTATTTCAATGATTGGGGATCCTGAGGCGCAATCTTGTATGTGTGAGGAGGATGGACACGTAATGGTCTTATCAACGCCTGAACAACAGATGCTTCACATGAATTTATTTATGCATGAGGAGCATCCGATTGATGATAGGATTCTTGCGCGTCTAAACAGGGCAGTGAATAAAATCCTGGAGGGGATTGAACCAGTTGACCCTGATTGGACTATGGACTCTGCGATTAGAGGTGTCAGTACGACGGATGACACATGTAATTGGGAGTCCCATCCCGGTCCGGAATTGAGAAGCAGAAATTTCCGGACGAAGGCCGATGCCTGGCCAAGGGTGATGGAGGAGACTGTGCGTCGCGTAAGCGACGTCCAGACATCCTCTAGGCGACCTTATTTATCGGCGACGGGAGGCCGAGCAAAACTCTCAACGCTTGAAAAATACGAGCGAAAAACTCGGGCCGGTGAGCCCGTGGGGAGATTCATAAGAATGGTGGATTTACGCGATGTTGTCATATGCGGAGTTGCAAAATCAGCGCTGGAGGAGCAGAATGATTGGAGCAACTTTGGTACGGCACTCGGTGAATCGTACTTCCATAACGGAGGTCGGAGGTACGCGGAATACTTTGGATATACAGCCAACCCATGTATTTGGGGATGTGGGCTGGACTTGAAAAAATGTGACGCGCATTTCCCTCTGAAGTTAAGTGAAATGATTTTTGATAAACTTTTTAGCCGATTTACGGAGGCACAGCTTCCGCTTTCAGTTAGGGATTATATTAAGGCGGTTCACTGTAATGGGAGTGTTATTGGAGCAGACAGAAACGTATACAATATATCACATGGCCTCTGTAGTGGGGCCCCCTTTACTTCCTTAATTGAAAGTATCGGTGTCCAGGCCCTTACCTTCGTGGCAATAGCGGAGCTTGAGGGCACATTGGAGTCCGTGATGGAGAGTATCCGTATCCAGACGCTTGGGGATGATCAGTGGTTTACCTACCCTCGGGAGGTGGGTCAAGCGGAACTGGGACCACAATATTTACTCCTATATGGTTTGGAGATTGGGGAGACCCCTGAGGGCAGGGGTCTTGCCCATTATGAATTTCTTGGCAAATTTCTTACTGATGATTTCCGACCGTACAGGCCAGAGACTGTGACGTATTATCAATTGCGCTTTCCTGAGCGTCCTATTGATAAGGCGTCGCAGTCCCTGG